GTCTGGCAACCGCAAGCCAAGTGGTTTTGTTAAGCCAACCCGTATCAGTGATGAGCTTGCCTCATTCTTAGGAAAGGACAAGGGATCCGAAATGGCAAGAACTGCTGTTACCAAGGAGATCAATGCCTATATCCGTGCTAACAAGTTACAAGATCCTGCCAACGGTCGCAAGATCAACCCAGATACCAAGTTATCATCCCTTCTTAAGTTAAGTAAGACTGATCAATTAACCTATTTCAACTTACAAAAATTCATGAGTCATCATTTTGACAAGGCTGGTGCAACTACTACTACTACTACTACTACTACTGCTTAAAATAAAACAAAAAATACAAAATATAAAAACAAAAAATATAAAAACAAAAAATAAAAACAAAAAATATAAAAACAAATAAAAAATTAAATTTAAAAAACAAAATAAAAATATATATTTACAATATATATGTTTATTTTTAAAAATATTATAACAAACCAGTCATATATTTTTATACATATTCCAAAAAATGGAGGTAAATTTATAAGAAGTAAAATCAAAAATGATAAAAATAATGAATCTATTAAACATTATTGGCATTTTGATAATAATTTTGATTTAGGACATATACCTTATATGAAAAAAGAAGAATATATTGATCCAAATATTGAGTACCTTTATTTCACATATACTAGAAATCCTTATGATAGAATCATTAGTGCTTTCTTTTATAAAAATCCTACAAAAAATATACAAAATTTTAAAGATTTTTGTAAAAATGAATTACTTACTTTGGATTTTAATTTACATTTTGATAAAAAGTATATACATTATTATCCACAATATTTATTTTTATGCGACGAAACATATAATATACCCGCAAATATTGATATAAAAAAAATAGAAGAACATGAAAAACCAAAAAGATATAATTTAATCGATTATTTGGATAATGAATGTATTGAAATTATAAATAAAGTATACAAATACGATTTTACATTATTAAATTATGAAATGAAAAATACTATATAAAGAAAAATTTCATATAAGAGTGTTTCATATAATATTATTACTTTATCCAAAACAAATAAAAAATAATCGTAAAAAAAGAAAAATAATTATAAATTTATAATAAAAATGAATTATACATTTATACATCCAACAAAGACAGGTGGTACTGCATGTGAAATATATTTTGAAAAATATTATAGCGATTATATAAAAGGTAAGGGACATTTTACTCGATGTACAAATGATAATAACTCAATTATAATCATAAGAGATGTTATTGAACGTTTTATATCCATGTATAAATATTGGAAATATGGTCCAACTGACACAATATTTAAAAAAAATAATGATGAATTAGAAAAGAATAAAAAATATAACATTAATGATTTCATTACAATGATAAAAAATAATGATACGCAACAATTATTTAATAAAACTACATGGGATAAACATTTTTTTCAACAGCATTATTGGATTAATAATACTGAATATAATAATATTATAATTATTAAATATGACAAAAATTTGAATGAAAAAATAAATAAATTAATAACTCTTATTCATATTCCTAACAAAAATATTCCACTTCCAATAATAAATACAACTAAAGTAAATGATGAAAATATTATTTTAACAAATGAAAATTTTACATTTATAAAAAACTATTTTAAAGATGATTATGATTTCATTGAGAAAATAAATAACAATCCTGAATTATTTAAATTGGTTTTATAATAATAATTTTTATGTAAATAAAATATATATTTATATATAAATGATACTTATTTTAAGAGGACATATTCGGAATTCATTTAATGATCTAAAATTGTATAACTTAATTAACCAAATATATAATGATATTGATGAAAATATAAAGATATATATACATACATGGAATATATTTGCGAATAATATAAGTTGGAGACAAATTGAAACTAATATGACAATTGTTACAGAAGAAACTATTTATAATTATTTTAAAGATTTAAAACATTTAATAAAACATATTATCATTGAAGATGATACAAAAATAGAATTAATAGGTAATAAAGATGGAAATATTAATAATGGACCAGGGCCATTATTGGGTTGGAAAAATTATTGGTATGGAAAATATCAAATCATAAATTATATTTATAATAATTCAACACCCGATGAAATATATAATACAAAATGTATAAATACACGGTTTGATTTATTAGATTTAACCGGTAAAAATCAACAACTCGATTCACTTATAGTATACTTTATTAAAAATAATATAAATCGTGATATAAAAAAAAATATTTTTACAAAAAGTGTTGAAGATGTTGGTATTGATAATATTTATATAGGAAATATAGATACAGTGTTTAAACTGTCGCACCATTTTTTTTATTTTTTAGATGATATTTTATTAAAATATACGGATACAATAAATCAAGAACGTTTTGTATTTAGAGAAAATAATATATTGTTTCCAGAAATTATTGAAACTTCTGAAGCGGTATCTAACATAAACAATAGTGAAACTGACACTATATTAACTAATCCGGATAATATTCAAGATGATAATTTTATTATGGATACAAATGAGGATTTTTTAAATAATATAGAAAAACAAATCAATGAATTCGAAGAACAAGTTGATACGCCTGAAAAAATAATTCATGCTCAAATAAATACGAAATTAACTGAGATTAATATGATGTTATCTTCATATATAGAATTTTTTGAAATTAAATTTTTAGAATTAATAGTATTATGTAAGGATCAAAACGAATCTGCCCAAGAAGCTATAATTATCGATAAAATTAATGCCAAATTTTATATAATAAATGCCGAATACACAACGGAAATGAAATTTATAGGAGAATTAAAAAATTTACGTAATGTATTATGTGGGTATAAAAAAGTATATGAGGCGGAAGAGACAATTATTCATGAAATTAAAGCAAAATTTGATGAAATGAATACCAAATGTAATACGGAAATGAAATTAGTACAAGAATTAATAGCATTACGAGAAAATCAAGCGACAACCGTTGAAAAAACTCTTGATGTAAATGAGAACATAATATAATTATAATCAATTTGCAAATATAAACCCATCTAATTGTAAAATACTTTTCATCTTTTCCTTGTCAACCACACCATTTACGATTTTCATTTTATCAATATCAATAGTATAGTTCGAACAAGACAAGTCGAACATATTATATACGTTTAACAGCAAATCCATGTCTTGATTCAATAATTTATTTTGTTCAATCCAATTGTAAAACCCAATTGTTTCTTTTTCTTTCACATATTTATTAAATAATTTCATAACTTTATACAAATCATATGATGTATGATCATCTCTAAATTTTTGTATATTATAATCAGTGCCAGATAATACACAAACTTGACGAAAATCATCTTGATTCATTTCAAATTCTTCCAATATTTTTTTGGTATCATATAAAATACAAGTATGATTTATTAAACTTAAATAACGTAATACACGGGAACATCCGTATACAAACATATCCATGTCCTCGCTCAAACAGGCCCACACTTTTTTTTTCAATACAAGTAACGCACATAATTCATCCGCCTCACCTTCGGCATCACAATATGTCATACCATATGAAATAATTAATTCTTTTACAATATGAATATGTTCTTTTTGTATATAAATAAACCTTTTTTTCAAAGAATCCATCGTAGATTGTATTTCTTGTTTTTCAATATCATCAATGTCTTGATTCTTTTCTAATTTTTCTTTTAATAAATTGTATTCATTTTCTGCCAATTTTTTATCTTGGTGTCTTTTGATGAGCAGTTCCTTTTTTTCAGTTCTAGATTTACCATCAAATACAAATATTGGATTAATATTATATTTTTTGAATACTGACATCATTAAATAGAAATTTTCTATTAATGAATTGCCACTTGTATATTTATACAAGTAAATACTAATATCCACTGCGATTTTTTTACCACTTAATTCTTTTAAGAATATACATTTCACAGATTCTTTGGAACAGTTCTCTCTTATGTAATGATTCAAATATTTAATTCCCATTTTTATTTGTAAACGTTATATCTTGTTTATATTTATATATCTATTATTAAATTATAAAAATCACTTTCAATTTTTATAAGTAAAGAGAGAAAATAAAAATTGAAATACTTTGGTTCTCTCTTTGATATGTAAAATCAAAAGGTAAAAATGAATACAAGAAGTAAAACAAATTATGAAAACAATGCCCCGTATACTGTCGATATAGATTTTGATGACGCAAGTGAGTCATGGAAATCAAACAAAAAATCTAAAGGCAATGGTTGTTATACCTATATTTGCGGTCAAGTTTTGAAAAATGGGAAACCATGTATGAGAGAACCAGGCATCGATTGTGAAACCTGTAGTTATCATAAAAAAAATAAACGCTAAATCCGAATTAACCCAACTCACAAATCGTCATTCTCATATTTGAAAGTGTGAAATCCAATTCTTCATTCGCCTTTTGGGATTGGGATTTTTTTGATTTCATTGTTTTCATTTTGTTTACCTTCATCATGAATTTCTGCATACAATCCACCGATTCATTCATTGATTTTGTTTTATAATTTTTTTCAATGAATTTACAAAACTCCATCAAATTCGCATTCGTCTTTTTGAATTGTAACAAGGAAAAATTGTTTTTATCGCACCACGACAAAAATCCCTGGTAATTGTGTAATAAAATAGGACGAATAATGTAATATGCCAAAATATTAGAATCTTCCTTGTATAATGTCTCTCTCATGAGTGCGGATTCTTCTTTTTTGGAATACAAATTTTTATAAGTTAATCCCATAAAATTCAACGTTTTAATCATTTGAAAAAACCCATAGGTCCTTTCAAAATTAATGAAAAAATCAAAATTTGAAAGTAAATCGTCATCACTCGTTGAATTCTGGTGTAACGCAACATAATAACTACAAAAAATAACATTCATCATTTCTGCCCAAAATTCAGTATATGCCTCATATAAATTTACATCAGATTGAACTGGAAAGAATGATAAAATCGCAGGATTACATATCTCTCGATGAGTATTCATATCAGAAAAATCCAAGGCATAATTATGAAATGTTTCATGAATGAGAACCTTGAACCATTCTTCTTTACGAAAAATAACAATTTCAGGATCATCATGACATGAATATGTAAATGCGGTGTTTACATTGTTTTCATTTATTACATAAATATTTGATGGTGGTAATTTTTTGGTCAAACTTGTGAAATAAATATAGAGTGTCAAATGTTTTGAACATTTTTTAGATGAATACTGATTCACAATATATAACCAAACCAGAATTTTTTCAATATATTGATTATAATAGTCTATATATAATTCTGGATTGTTTTCTTCCACTATAAAATATATTTTTATTTCCTTGTTAAAGAGAGAAAAGGTATAAGATAAAGAATATGATGTTTCCGTATCAATATGTTCACGGATTTCTTTAGGAAAACTTGTTGGATTAAAAGTTTTTGGTTTAGGGACTTGAGATATATTTGTGATTTTTTCAATATGTATCTTGTAAAAATTTGCGCCTTCATTTTGTTTTTTTAATTTAATATATGCGTCGGCATCTTTTAATTCTTTAAATAGTTTTTTTAATATATTTGTTGTTTTATTTGTTCTCTCTACATGATTGATACATTTATTGTCTAAAAAAAAAGACATTAATAATTTACTATTATTTGTAATTTTCATTTATTACTTGTTATATAATATAAATTAATAAGTTATTTTTATTATATTTTTTATTTATATAATTATATTATATGGATAATCAAGATGAAATCCAGAATCAAGAAGTTTTAGATGTATTACGAGAGGAAGAACAAATAATTGCTAAAGAAGAAGAACAACTCGAACCTGTTGTCGAAGAGGTGGTCGAACCTGTTGTCGAAGAGGTGGTCGAACCTGTTGTCGAAGAGGTGGTCGAACCTGTTGTCGAAGAGGTGGTCGAA